TAAACTCTCGCCCATGAAAAGGGTAGTCCGTTGTCACTCTACTCGTACCTTTTACTTGAGAAACACCACGACCACGCGGCATTGTTTCTGTCATAGCACCCATCCCCATACTGGCACCACGATTACGTGGGCCTTGCCTTCTCTTAACCGCAGGGCGCTGGGCCCGTCTTGGTTGTGGGAAAGGCAACCTCGCACGAGTAGTTCTCGTACGAGGCATTTGTCTTTGGGATTGCCTCCCAACTCTTTGTCTTTGAGGTAATTGCCTTTGCATAACTCTCAAATCTTTTATCGCAGGTATACACAAACTCTGGTGCTCCATGGCTTGCGATTCTAGACCGATAAAGAGTTCCTCCAATTCATCGTTAGTTGGGATGTTGGCGATGGCTAATCGCCACTCCTCAGTGCCTGACAACACTGGTCCATATTTCAGGACCAACCACGAAATTATCTCCTTAAGATACTTCCTCGCCTGACTATCGGCCCATCCTACTCGCAAGAAGGCGGCCGCACGTGTTAACGTCAACGAAGGATTGTCAGGTTGTCGTGAATACAACAGAGACGTGAGCAACTTCTCACGATCATACAGGGGTATCGCAAACCCCTTATAAAACACTGTATGTGCTGAAAGAAAATCCAGCTCCTCTGCCGTGCGGGGCTCGTAGGTGTCGGTGGTTCCTGTCACACCTATTCCTGCCCACGTGTCAATTACACTTCTGGCATTGTAATAGACACTAGCTTCGTCAGAAACGGTCCATGTATTGTCATCGCCACATAAGGCCAATGCAACACTCTTATTAAAGACCTCATACTTACACATACGGTCTGGAACAACCATTATCCATGCATATGCTAGCAACACATAGAGTATAAGCGTATTATCTGATATCGTGTTAACACTACCGGAGGGGTTTCCTAATTCCTTACGGACAAAAACCCCCTCACTCGTAATAATCAACGTATTAACTAAATTCATATAGTAATGCTGAACACGCAACCGATTATCCTCGGTCTGATCTTCCGGACGAAGCATATCCCAGCGAAACTTAGCACAACCCCACATAAGGTATTGTCTAAGAGAACTATCATATTCTTTTCCATCCGTGGCAAAGCCCTTTGGATGGGAACACAATTTTCGATAAAATCTATCCCAACCCTGATACTGTGGGCTAAAACCAACAACGCTGGCCGTTTGAAGATGTGAGGCATATAACTTCTCATTCATATCTTGAAACAAACGATTGCCGTGTATTGTCATCTCTATAGGACCTGCAGTGAATGTTCGAATCTTATTCAAATCAAGCTTTTCCTGCGGTCTAACCTCCTCCTTCAAGGAGTTACCAAACACGGCTGTGTAGTCGGGAGACATCAATCTATCCCAATCTACACTCACATACTGGCTCAGAAACTCTGGTCTCTGCTCCAGCAAATCCACTTTCCTAGCATACTTACGTGTCCACGGGAAACCTGGCGACGTACTCAGGTCTAACTTAGGCAAAACCTCTTCTACAGTCTTAACCCGTGAATTACACATATACGGTTGGAAATGTTTTGTCATCCAATCAAAAGCTAAATTAATAGCATCAACTTTGCGTTCGTCCAACTGAGGAGTACTCTTCGCATACTTTGATAGTGACAAATAAGCAGCTTCCACATTAGGCACTGTGAGTCCCCACTTTGACCGATCAACCTCCTGAGAGGTATCATTCTCAAATTGGGCAATCTCCATATCTACAAACCTACGGTTCTTTCCACTAAATTTCTTGGGAACTGAACCTAAAATTGGAAAATAATCCACTGGAAGCTTCTCAGCATGCAGTGCGCTTGGCCAAGCGTCACTCCGGAAACCATCTCTCAGGTCTTCCGGGTATTTCCCCCACCACTCGCGGCCCTCTTCCAAAAGAGCCGCCGGTGGTAGGGGACTTACTGAAAATCCATGCCTGACAAGATTGCAGTCTCTGTTGACTGCCACATCTTAACACGCTTCTCCGTAACTGGTTCAAACTTATTACACTGTTTACCACCAGCAACGTGCGTGCCCACAACCTTGCCATCATCAACCGCAACTACAATGCCCCCGCAATCTCCTCTTGCAGACGCAAAGTTCGAGTAGCCATCAGCACTGATCTGCCCAATGCTAACATTTGGCTCACTCTCATCACCACTAGTGTACGAAATCAAC